CCCTGCTGCGCTGCTAGAAGTGCGAATGTCACGGTCTGTGTATTTTTTTCACTGAACCTGCCACCCCGGAAGTCTACACTCTTTCCCTACACGACGCTCTTCCGATCTACCACGTTAAAAAAAACTTCCGGAAAAAAGGCTTGAATTGTGGCAAAAAACCAACTTCAGGGCTTGAACAGTGTTGAAAAAGTAGTTCAGCTTGTCGGCGAATTGTCTGAAAAAATCCCTTTGCCCGAGGGAGTTGTCTTGCGTAACGATGATGAGATTATAATCTGGGGACAGTTCACGCGCGCACGCGCACGCGAGGGGTGGCGAGATTTTGATTTGCTACTGGTCGCAAAAGCGGTCAGGCTCGAGGCAGACATTCGAAAACATCAGCAATCCCTCGATCGCACCGGCATCATTGTGAAGAATGATCGCGGCACACCGATACCTAATCCGCTTATCAGCATTGTTGACTCGCTTCAGCGGCAACAACTTGCCATCATTAGAAGCCTGAGCCTTAACCAGACAGCGCAAGACCCGCGCACATTGAATGGTCAAGGCACAGAGCAGACTAAGTTCTCTAAGCAGTTCAACTCCTTTGATGATCTGATTGCACGATGACAAAACAAATTACTCGCGGCGAAAGGGTAGTCGCCTTTATTGAGAAGTACTGCCATGTCCCAAGTGGTAAGGATGTAGGCAAGCATTTGGTGCTTGATGACTTTCAAAAGAAATTTATTCTCGATGTTTATGACAACCCGCATGGCACACGCCGTGGGTATCTGAGCATCGGGCGCAAGAATGGTAAGACAGCTTTGATCGCTTGCTTGCTACTGGCTCACCTGGTCGGACCTGAAGCCAAGCGCAACAGTCAGCTTATCAGTGGCGCGATGAGCCGAGAGCAAGCGGCAATCGTCTATGACCTTGCATCAAAGATAGTCAACTTGTCGCCTGAGCTGCGAACGATCATTAGGGAAGTGCCAAGCTCAAAGAAGCTCGTAGGCATTCCGTTGAATACTGAGTACCGAGCTATCAGTGCCGAGGGAAAAACGGCGCATGGCTTATCTCCGGTGCTTGCGATCTTGGATGAGCTTGGGCAAGTCCGTGGACCGCAGAGCGATTTTGTTGATGCCATAACAACCAGTCAGGGTGCTCACGACAATCCGTTGTTGTTGGCAATCAGTACTCAAGCCCCTAATGATGCTGACTTGTTTAGCGTATGGTTAGATGATGCAAAGACAAGCGAAGATAAAAATATTGTCTGCCATCTGTATGAGGCAGAAAAGGATTGCGACCTAGAAGATGAGGTGGCATGGCAAGCGGCTAATCCCGCGCTTGGTCACTTTAGAAGTTTAGAAGATGTAATTGAGCAAGCCGCTAGAGCAAAGCGGATGCCGAGCTTTGAACCGACTTTTCGCAACCTAGTGTTGAATCAGCGAGTTGAGATGGTTGCCCCATTCGTAAGCAAAGGCGTTTGGATTCTCAATAGTTCTGAGCCTGACGAGTCGGTTTTTTATGAAGAGCCTGTTTATGTTGGGCTTGACCTATCCGGCAAGAATGACTTGACCGCGATGGTTATGATTGCATGGCGTGATCGTTGGCATACCAAGTCAATATTCTGGACACCAGAAAAAGGACTAGCAGATAGGTCGAGAAAAGATCGCGCGCCTTATGACATTTGGGAAAGCCAAGGATACATCCGCACAATCTTGGGCGCATCAATTGACTATGAAGTCGTAGCGCAAGAGATGATGGAAGTATTGGCTGACTGTAATGTGGTGGCTGTCGGATTCGACAGATGGCGATTCGACTTGCTGAAGAAAGAGATTGATGAGCTTGGGTTTGTGTTACCCTTAGTCCCATTCGGACAAGGCTTCAAAGACATGGCTCCTGCAATTGATTCCTTGGAGACTGCATTACTTAACGAGCAGTTGGCTCATGGTGGTAATCCAGTGCTGACGATGTGTATGGCTAATGCGCGAGTCGAAAAGGATGCGGCGGGAAATAGGAAGTTGAACAAAGCGAAAGCGACTGGGCGCATCGATGGTGCGGTCGCATTGGCAATGGCTATCGGTGTTGCCGGTATGTCAAAACAAACTGAAGGCGATCTTGACGGATTCTTAGATGCACCTCTTGTAATGAAACACTAATCCAATGGCAACACTTTATCAATCCCTACGCCGATGGTTCGGCAATGTTGGCTCAACCGGTCAACAAGATGGCGTCCAGTTAGGCGAACCATTCACGCGAGTCTATGATAACAACAGAGACTATGGCATTGATGGCGCGTTGCAAGTGTCCGCAGTATGGGCATCAATTGAATTACTCACAGACAACATCGCATCTTTGCCTCTTTTTGTTTACAAGAAAGACGCAAGTATTGAAGGTCATAAGACCTTGGCGCGTGACACATCACTGTGGACATTGCTTCATACATCACCAAATCGCCGCCACACTCCAATGGAGTTCTGGCAATTCATGGTGATGAACTATTTATTCAGAGGCAATGCTTATGCAAGATTGGTTCGTAATGATCTGGGTGAAGTCATCGAGATGTGGCCTCTGGCTTCAGACCAAGTTGAGGTCGATGTACTCGCTGATAAAACAATCGTTTACAAATACCAATACGAAGGACAAGTAGCGGTCTACGACGAGAAGTCGATTCTGCATTGGCGTGATAAGGGCAATGGCATTGTTGGTATGTCGCGCTTAGACTATATGCGTTCAAGTGTCGGCGTTGCTATCTCAGCGCAGAATCACACAGCGGATGTTTACAACAAGTCCGGCAAACGACCTGGGGTCTTTATGATCGACAAGTTGTTGACAGCCGATCAGCGCACAGCTATTCGCAATAACTACAAAGGTTTGACCGAAGGTTCTGATGATGACTTGCTAGTGCTTGAAGCCGGTGCAAAGTTTGAGCCGTTGAGTTTGACACCGGCAGATTTGCAGTTGCTTGATACACGCAAGTTCTCAGTTGAAGATATTGCTCGTTGGTTTGGCATCTCATCTGTGATGATCAATGATACAAACAAGACAACAACTTGGGGTACTGGCATTGGTCAATTGATCGAGGGTTTCTATAAATTCAGATTACGTCCAATGCTTGAGTCACTTGAGCAATGCTTAGAGCGTAGAGTGCTAACAGCAGGACAGCGTGATATTTATTCAGTTGAGTTTTCATTGGATGCAATCTTGCGTGGCTCACTTGCTGATCGTTTAGATGCCGGTGCTAAAGGAGTACAGAACGGACTCTACACTCGCAATGAATGGCGACAGCTTGAGAATCTTCCAAAGATGGAAGGCGGCGACTTGCTGAAAGCGCAAGTTAACTTAGCCCCAGTCGATCAACTAGGACAAAGCAATGCCAATCCCCAATGATGCAATGGCGCGTGAAGCACAGCGTGGTCTTGACTGGCGCACTGAGTTTGGTCGCGGTGGCACAGAGGTAGGCATCGCTAGGGCGCGAGACATCAGCAACAAAGTAGATTTATCTGACGAGACAATTGGTCGCATGGTGTCATACTTCGCGCGACATGAAGTTGATAAACAAGCAGAAGGTTTCCGTCAGGGTGAAGAAGGTTATCCCAGTAATGGTCGCATAGCTTGGGCGTTGTGGGGTGGTGATGCCGGTAAGACATGGGCAGATCGTGAATGGGCTAAGATACAAGACTCGGAGAGTAAGATGATTGCAAGAAAGCAACTTTCATTAAATAGCGTGAGCCTTAAATTTGCAGATGCATCAAGCGGCAAGTTTGGTGGCTATGCTTCTACCTTTGGTGGCATTGACAGCTACAACGACACAATCATGGCGGGTGCATACAAGTCCGTCATCGATGCCGTGATGAGTGGCTCTGCGCGTATGCCTAAGATGTTTGTCAATCATAAATCTTGGGATGTGCCAATCGGCAAGTGGACTAAGATGTATGAGGATGAAAAGGGTTTATACATCGAGGGTGAGTTGACCAACGGCAATCCAGAAGCCGCCATTGTCAAAGCCGCCATGCAACATGAAACTATCGATGGTTTGAGCATTGGTTATATGCTGAAGCAAAGTGACATTGAATTTTCAGAGATCAACGGACAGACAGTTCGCGTGATCAAAAATATTAGCGACTTATCAGAAGTATCAGTCGTAACTTTTCCCGCTGACGATATGGCTCGCGTTGACTTAACTAGCGTTAAGACTTCGCTTGATCAAATTGAAAGCATCAAGGATTTTGAGGACTTCTTGCGTGAGGCAGGAGGTTTCTCAAAGTCGCTAGCAACGGCAACGGCAAGTCGTGCGAAGCGTTTGTTTACTCGGAGTGAGTCCGAGGAATTGCAATTGCCAAGTGAACTTCAGCGTATGATCGCTGAGAATCTTAAATCATCTCGGACTCTTTAAAAGGAAATACCATGTCTGATATTACAGAAATCAAAGCCCTTGCAGAAACACAAGGCACACTGTTGACAGCTACACGCGAATTAAAATCTTGGATGGAAAAAGCCAATGGTGAAATCGCGGCTTCTAAAACAGTTGAAAACGAAACAAAATCCGCAATGGAAAAACTTAGCTCTAAAGCCGCTGAGTTGACCGACAAGTGTTTAGAACTTGAGCGTAAGATGTCTGACTCTGCTAAAGAAGGTCAGAAACAAGCTGAGTCATTGGGCGAGCAATTAGTTAAGTCTGATGCTTTCCAAGCGATGGCTACTGGTCGTAGCAAGTTTGCTCGTATTGAAGTTAAGACAGCAATCGTCAATGCCACTGGTCAGAATCAGCCTCTCGTTGCTGATATGCGAGTCCCAGGAATTATCAATACTCCGAACCGCGTATTGACTATTCGTGATGTATTGCCTGTTGGTCGCACTTCTTCTAACTTGGTGCAGTTCACCAAAGAGAATGTGTTTACTAACAACGCAAACGCACAATACTCAAGCCCTGCTCGCGAGAATGTGACTAAGCCTGAGTCAGCAATCACATTCACATTGGCTAACGCCCCTGTGGTGACATTGGCTCACTTCATCCCTGTCTCTCGTCAAGTATTGGATGACGCTCCCCAGTTGCAGTCTTATGTCAACGGTCGTTTGACATATGGTCTGAAATTGGAAGAAGAAGATCAGTTGTTGAATGGTCTTGGTACAAGCGGAACAATCGCCGGTATCACAGCATCTGGCAACTACACAGCTTACTCACGCCGAGTTACTGGCGATACAAAGTTGGACACATTACGTCGCGCCATTACTCAAGCTCAATTGTCTGAGTATCAGCCTGACACCATCGTGATCAACCCTGCTGATTGGGAAACAATTGAAATCGCTAAGACTACTTATGGTGAGTATATCTTCGGTGGTGATATGGGTCCTGTTAACGCATTGCAACCATTGATTTGGGGCAAGCGCGTTATCGCTACAAACAGCATGACTGCCGGTAAGTTCTTGGTTGGTGGCTTCGCTATGGGCGCACAAATCTGGGATCGTATGGATGCCGCTGTTCAAATCTCTTATGAAGATGGCGACAACTTCAAGAAGAACATGGCTACTCTGTTGGCAGAAGAGCGTTTGGCTTTGACAGTCTATCGTCCTTCCGCTTTCATTTACGGCAATCTGTAATTGAGCAAACCCCCATGCTTTGCGGTGTGGGGGTTTTGTAATTTTTTAAACTAAACCGAAATAACCCCGCGATGGAATTAGTTGAAATAATTGCCTTGACTCATTTTCAGGATTCACGCATTGGTAGCGTTAGTAAGAAGATGAGACTAAAAGTTCCGTCAGTAGTTGCTGACGATCTTCAATCAATAGGTGTGATTGAAATAGTAAACCCTCCATTGGCGACCGCCAGATCAGTTCATATGACCGCACCGCAGGTCGATGGGCAGGGCGTGTCGCCTGTATTATTGCAAGCGGACCAAGTCTCACCGAGGAAGATTGCAAGATCGTTGGAGACAAAGGATGGGCGACCATTGCTGTCAATGACAGCTATCGCAGAGCGCCATTCGCAGACTGTCTCTATGCCTGTGATGACCAATGGTGGAGAGTTCATTTTGAACGAGTCAAATCAGAATACAAAGGTGAATGTTGGACTCAAGACGAGGGGGCGTCCAAGAGGTACGAAATCAACTACATTGGTTCAGAGTACAGAGAAGGACTCGGCACTAATGGAATAATCCATCAAGGTGGAAATAGCGGATATCAAGCAATCAATCTAGCTTACCTATGGGGAGCAAAAACAATTGTTCTGTTAGGGCTAGATTGTTCACTTTCACCGAAAGGCGAAGCACATTGGTTTGGTCAGCATGGTAATGGATTAACAGCACATCAACCATTCCAGATGTGGCAAGCAAAGTTTCCGCAACTTGCAATTGATCTGCAAGCCGAGGGAGTAAGAGTTATAAATGCAAGCAGGGCAACGGCTCTGACTTGCTTTGAGCGTATGTCGCTCGAGGAAGCAATCAAAATATGTTGACCTTACTGACTGCGACTGGTGCAAGACCGAAGGCGTGGGCTATCTGTGAAATGTGGATGGCGCGTCAGACTTATCGCGGTAAGGTGCGATGGGTTATTGTTGATGATGGTGAAGTTGCTCAGCCAATTACATTCAGCAAAGAAAATTGGACATTGGAAGTTATCCGTCCAACTCCTTACTGGCAAGCCGGTATGAATACGCAAGCGCGTAATCTTCGCGCCGGTATGGAAGTAATCAGTGGTGACGAGCGCGTTGTCTTTATCGAGGATGACGATTGGTATGCGGCAGACTGGTTAGAGACAATCGATAAGAAGTTTGAGAAAGCTGAGTTAATTGGCGAAGCTAATTCGCGCTATTACAACTTGCCTCAGAAGTCTTATAAAAAAATGGATAACACTTTGCATAGCAGTCTTTGCTCGACAGCTATTCGCGGTCAAGCATTGGAAACATTTAAGTCTGTATGCAGAGACACAATTCAATTCATTGATCATATACTTTGGCAAGCACACAGCAACAATCATTTGTTCAGTGGTGAACGAGTATTGGGTATCAAGGGAATTGAAGGTCGACACGGCATTGGTATTGGACACGCAAAAAATTTCCGTGGAACTAAGGATGTTGGCGGTAAAATTTTGAAATCGTGGATTGGTGATGACGCTTTGGTTTATAAGCCAGAGGGAAAAATAAATGACGCAATTAGCTCGGAAGATTAAACGCACAGCAGAAGTAACGACTGAGCCAATCACATTGGCAACAGCTAGATTGCATTTGCGTCTCGATGCCGTTGGCTCGCCACCATCACACCCAGATGATGCTTTGGTAACAAACCTTATCAAGACAGCGCGTGAGGCAGTAGAAGCCTACACTGAATTGACAGTTGCTCAAACGACATACGCATTGGCGTTAGATGAATTCCCAGTTGATGCAATTGAGTTAGGAACATATCCAATCAATTCAATCACTAGCATTACCTACACGGATACAAACGGCGCGACACAAACACTGAGTTCGGGTTCATATATTTTTGATTCGTATAGCAAGCCTTCAAACATTTTCCCGACAACAATCTGGCCTCATACAAACCAAGTTCCTAATGCAGACAA